CTACGAAAAGGTAATTACCAGAGAGAATATTACCGATAATATTACGACAGTTACTAGGTTTAAAATAAATCAGACGAAGATTGCAGATTCAATGTCTGTTGATTTACCCTATGATACCTATGCATCTCTCGAATTTTCGTATACAGCACCTGCCACTAATGTTGGTGGTAAATCAATAATCGAGACTATTTCAAAAAATCGAGTGACAAACTATGATTATGAAAATCAATTGAATGAGGAAAGACGCAGTATTAATATTATCAAGAACAAGTACTATCCACAGTTAATAGCTGAATTTGACAAAATGACCAACAATATCCGTAATGCTTCCATGAGAAGGTTGACATGAGCGAAACTGAATATAAGGGCAGTGACGAATCTGCCATTATTGAGGCCTCTTTTCCTGTTTCAGATAATATACTAGATGATTTCACTGTTCAAGAAGTCACTTTGGTGGAAAGTTTATTGACCCCCGGTATTCAGACCGCTATTAAAGTACACTCTTATAGACACGTATTGCCAAATAAGAACCTTGACGAGTTCAAGAACCTAATCGCTAATATCAAAATCAAGCGACCAATCCTCAAAGCATATAAATTTAATGAAGACAGCATCGAAGTAAATCCTCGTATTTACCGTCTTGCTGATCGTAAAATGATTAATACCAATAACGAAGAATTCGTGCTGTATGGATGTGATGACAGCCTATTGAATAATGCACGGGATTTAGTATCGCAGAATTGGAATGCAACCTCTCCATCCGAAGTGGTAAGACAGGTATTATCATCCTCTGCCAAAGTTACCAATATGGATATTGAGTCATCTTCACCCAGTCGCGACTATATTGCCGAAAATATTCACCCATTTGATGTCGTAAAACAGCAGGCAGAGGTGGCATTAGCTAACGGTAATGACCCGTCCTTCTTGCACTATATGACATATGAGAATGGTGGAACACACCATTTCAGATCATTGGCATCATTATCAAAAGGCACACCTATTGTAGAGCTAACCCATGCAGATACAGCTGGAGCTAAGTCAGAAAAGAATGACATATATGGTGGATACAGAAATCCTCGATTAATTATGACATACAGTTTCCCGTGTGATTTTGATTTATTGTCTGATTTATTGAATGGTATTGACACTGATGGTCGCGATTTAACTTCCATGGTATTAACAAATGCATTCTTAGGGCAATTCTCACTATCAGGTGTACAAACTATTGCTAATGGATTAGGACAAGGCATCTTTAAATTAGGTCAAACTAATTTTAATTCAGCAGACCAGCAGGATGCCAGCAATAGTGCCATTGAACAATACCTATTAAAAAGACAGGCTCGCATGAATTTATTAGAGCCAGACAAGGTAGCACTGAGATTAACTGTGCCTTGGAACCCAATATATCATGCAGGTAAAGTAATTCGTATCAATCTATATAATAAGAACGACAAGAGTCGAGCACCTGTTCAGTTATATGGCGCCGGTGATTATTTGATTTCATCTATGGTGCATACAGTCAAGCGTGGTGGTTTCTCGACTACTACGATGGATTGTGTTTCTACAACAGTTGGTAAGGGAATGGTATGAGTAAGTATAAGGCACCTAATCAGGGTGAATATCTTGTAGGGGTAATTGTAGGTGGTGACAGCGAAGATCCAGCAAAAGACAAAGCTGGTGGTGCGCGTGTGTGGATTCCATCTCTGTATAATGGAAATAAGATTAAATTTACTGATTTACCCTTCGCGCGAATGATAGGTTCTGGCACTCAAGGATCAGTCCATAGTTCAAGTCAACCACCAGAGCGCGGTACTTGCGTTATGTGTGTGAAAGATGGTGGTCCTGGTCATTCTGGTTCAGGATATGTCACAATATTAGGGGTGCTGCCTAATACTGTTATGAAGAATATGGGTGTTCCTGGCGGTAAATCACTCTTTAGTTTCTTTGAAGAAGCCGTAAACCACAAGACAGACAAGAAAGCACCACCTAAATCACTTAAGAATGGCACTAGAGATGGTGCTGAAATTCGTGAAGTACAAGATAATGGTATGTGGTCGCATAGTCTTGTTAAAGCTATTCCTTCTACCGCAACACTTTGGCCAATGGCAGGTATTCATCTTGATCAAGTCAAAGGTATTGCAACTGCGACACAACATTCTACCAGTATTCTGAGCAGTTCGATGCTATCACAAATGCCAGGTATGACCATGTCGTTAGGTAAAATGTTTAATATGCTTCAGTCAACCGGAGCATTAGATCAGATATTATCTAAACTACCGCCCGAAATAAAAGACGCTATGGTTTCCACGTCTAATTTGATTACTCAGGTCGAAACCAGCTCTAGCTACGGCTTTGCTGTGACGAATCGTGTACAGCCTGATACATTCTTACAGAACGCAGTTGATCTCCTTTCAACTGCAAAGAGTATTGGTGATATCGTAGACACCATGAATCGCTTGACTACGGATGAAAGTCTTCATGGGTTAGACAAGCTAGAAAAGGTTAAAATACGCACAGCAGGTGCATATGGCAATACTATTATGGAACTTGATTCAACAGGTGCAATCACTGCAACGATCAATCTTGCTGAGATCGTTGCTTCTGTAAATACAGATGCAAATGCCGTCACTACAATAGCCAATGTAGCTAACACACTTATCAAAAAGACAGGCAACAAGCAGGATGACGATGATGCAGAACAATATGTCAGCAATATTCAGGGTGCAATAAGTATGTTGACATCTGCTGAACAGGCATTTTCTTCTTCTGGAAAGAATTTGTTTGGAGAATCTGCAAAGACCATGTTTGATATGCACAATAGAATGAACCCTGGTAAATTAGCACACATGAAACAACTGACAGAGAGTGTAAATACTGGAATAACTGCAAAGAAAAACATTAAGCCATTGACTGATTTAATTATGAAAGGTGGCAATATTCTGTCAGGTAAAGGTTTCTCATAATGGCTATTTCATCCAAACCACCTAATAAGTCTACGACAAACAACGCAAAGCAAAGCGGTTCGACTTGGGATGGACTTCCAGACGCTCGAAAGATGAAAGGCGCTGGTGTATATCCTAATGGTGATGTATATAAGACGCGAACAGGCCACACGTTCATGTTTGATGATAGTAATGGCGCAGAGAGCATCACATTGCAGCATCGTACAGGCTCAATGATTCAATGTATGCCAGACGGTGCAATTCAAATCGTCGTTCACAATGGACAGTATAATATTATTTTTGGTGAAAATCGTGTACTTGTTACAGGTGCACAGGATATTACAGTGCAAGGCACAGCATCACTTCGCGTCGAGGGTGACTATAATTTAACTGTAACTGGTAATATGAATGCGACAGTGGAAGGTGATTATAACCTAACTGCAAAGAATGTACACGCTACGGTCGCAGAAAATATAGAAATGGTGGCAACTAACTTGACTGGTAAGTTTGATGGCAATGGTATGCTTTCTACTCACGGCAACTTCATGATTGCTGGAGATGGTGATACAATCCTCGCTTCCACTAGTGGTACTCTTTCTCTAGGTGCATCAAAAGATATTGGTATTCGTAGTGTTGGTGCTGGTGTCCATGTGCAGTCATCGAACGATATCAACCTGAAATCAAGTAGCAAATTGAATATGCAATCGACTGGCAAAGCCTCACTCAAGTCTGCTGGCACTGTTGCCATTGAAGGTCCATCAGCAATTCAGTTGAACACAAGTGGTGAAGCAGATGATGCCGACGAAGCATCACAGAAGGTCAAAGCAAAACCAGCACCAAAAACAAAAACGGTCAATGACTCATTTACCAATCCCCCAACCAAGGGACAATATAATATCGCATAAATAAAAGTATGACCAATAAAGTAGCACGTAACAAAGATTATTCCGACATAGATCTGGATTTCTTACCACATCCTACAACTAAGGATGTACTGAGAAAGACAGGAATTGATTCTGTAAAAAGATCGGTTCGTAATCTAATTCTCACAAATTTCTACGACAGACCATTTCGTCCTTATATTGGGTCGAATGTCCAAAAGCTTTTGTTTGAGAATGCCAATCCACTTGTGGAAGGATTTATCAGAGACGCTATCAAAGAGGTAATAGAAAATTTTGAACCTCGTGTTTTAGTCAAAAAAGTGGATGCACTATTTGACTACGATAACAATGGTTATAATGTCAGAATTTATTTCATAGTCCTAAACAGTAGCGAACCCGCAGTAACAACCTTATTCTTAGAGCGCATTAGATGACAGCCAACACAAGTTTGAGAGTAACCGAATTAGATTTTGACTCAATTAAGCAAAATCTTAAAGAGTATTTGAGAGGTCAGTCACAGTTTCAGGACTTTGACTTTGATGGATCTGGTATGTCAGTTCTATTGGATATTCTTTCCTATAATACCCATTATATGAGCTACTATCTCAATATGGTAGCTAATGAGTCATTCCTTGATACCGCACAGCTCAGAACTTCCGTAATTTCTCATGCTAAAGCCATCAACTACGTGCCGGAATCGCGACACGGTGCTTCCACTACTGTTGATATTGTTGTAACACCTTCAGCTACCGAACCTACTGATTCTGTTGCAACACTGGAGAAGTATACAAAGATTTTAGGCACAGACATTGACGGTATAAACTATCCATTTGTTGTACTCAATAGTTCTACAGAATCTAAATCTAATGGTTCTTTCACATGGTATAACGTTGAGATTGCTCAGGGTGAAGTTATTACTCTGCAATATCTTATGGATTCATCTAATGTAAAAAGACGTTTTACTATTCCTTCAGCTAACGTCGATATCGATACAGTTACCGTGTTTGTACAAACTTCAACAACAAACACGACAACAGTGGAATACATTCGCGCTGGAGATGTCACAGAGTTGGATGGCACTTCTAAGGTATATTTTGTTGAAGAAGATGGTGAAGGCACATATGTAATCTATTTTGGTGACAATATTATTGGCAAGAAACCTGATAATGGAAATGTTATCATTGTGAACTATCTTGACACTGTAGGTGAAGAAGCAAACAAAATTAGCTCGTTCTCATTTGCTGAACCAGTAGCTGGGTTGTTCCGAGATAGTACTCCTATTACACCTGATAGCCCAACNTTTGGTGGTACTGAAAANGAAACAATTAGTGATATTCGTTTCCGTGCACCTTATGCCTATGCAGCACAGAACCGTGCCGTAACAAAATCTGATTATGAAACTTTGATCTCTAAGGACTATGACTATATCAACTCTGTGTCAGTTTGGGGTGGAGAAGATAATGATCCTCCTATCTACGGTAAAGTGTTTGTATCACTCAAGACAAAAGACAATTACTTCCTTACAAATGATGAAAAGCTTGAAATTACCAATAAGTTGATTAAGACACGTAATGTTATGACGGTCACACCAGAAATTGTTGATCCTTCATACACATATATTCAAGTCCGTGGTAATGTATATTACAATTCATACATCAGTTCCGCTTCAGCATCTGCCATCAAAGCATATGTTCTTGCAGCCATAGCAGACTATAATGATACCGAAATCAACTTTTTCAATTCCGTATTCCGTAAGTCAAAGCTCCAGAAGTACATTGAAAACTCATATAGCTCAATTACTGGTTCAGACATTAGAACATTCTTGCAGAAGCGTCTAATAGTATCTCCTAATGAGACTAAAACATATGTGATAAGTTTCAATGTTCCTATTAAACGCGGTGATTATACAGGAACAATGACAACATATCCACAGTTGACTGTGACAGATGGCAACTTTATTGACCGTAAGATATATTTCGAAGAAGTGCCTTCCAGTGCGACAGGTATTTTAGGCATNAAGATTGTAAATCCTGGCATCAACTATATCACACCACCTACCATTGTGATTTCAGGTGATGGTTCTGGAGCTACTGCGACCGCTCGAATTGCAGGCAATAGAATTTCAGCGATTGAGATTACCAATAAAGGTATCAATTATAGTCGAGCAACAGTAAACATTGTAGCTGAATTTGGCACTGAGGCTAAAACAGAAGTTCTTCTTGAAAGTAGATTTGCGACGCTTCGTTCATACTATATTGATGATACAGGCAAAAAGGTAATTGTTGTTGAAAATGCAGGTACTGTAGATTATGAAGAGGGTATTATCACACTCAATTCATTGAATGTAAAATCTGTAGAAGCCAATGATTTATACGATGAAAATATCTTTACGATCAGCGTTCCTATCGATCAAGAGGTTATTTTCCCACTTCGAAATCGTATCTTAAATATAGATGAGACAGATCCAAGCTCAATTCAGATTAACGTAATTACCGAATGATCAGCGAAAACAAAATATCAACTCTGGTATCTTCACAATTACCATTCTTTGTAAGGAATGATCACGAAAACTTTGTGGCATTCCTTGAAGCATATTATGAATGGATGGAACAGACACAGGGTGTTGTCAACGTAGCAAAGTCTATGAAAGATCAGTTGGATCTAGATAAGACTGATATATTTGTCCAACAGTTCTACAATAATTTTCTTCCTCTTATTCCACAAAATGTACTGGTAGATAAGAATTTACTTGTTAAGAATATTAAAGACTTCTATAAATCTCGCGGAACTGAGAAGTCTGTGCGCTTTCTCATGCGTATTCTTTTCAACGATGAAGTGGAATTTTATTATCCAAAGAAGGACATTCTTCG